TTTTGGCGCAGCACTATTTACAATGGTTGCCCATGCAGAAGTTGATACGTAAACGCCAAGAGTTTCAAAATACCGCTGGCACATAGCCAGCTCTTGATTGTAAATGCGCCGCTCAAATGGTGTGGCGACGGAGCCGACTTCAAGCTGGACGCCTGTGAGGTAGAAGGTTGCGCCGTTGGTGCCGACAACGGATGTGCCTCCAGTAACGCCATAATAAGCCGTCGATCCCCACGACCCTGCTGCGCCCGAAAATGTTGAGCCCGTGCCTATCGACCAAGTGACGGATACGCCAGTTAGGTTTCCGGTTTCCCATGTCCCGCTTGTGTCACCGGGAATAGTAATTGCCTTATATTCCCATGTGTTCGCGCTATTGATTGTATAGCTATAAACATAGAATCTATTAGCAGCATTATTTAGAATTGCGCCACTGAATGTGCCAGTTAAAGAACTGCGAACCCAAAACGACAATGTGACTGTCGAAGCAGATGCCGTTCCCCACGCGAGACCAGCAGTGTTAAAGCCCTCAATATATTGGCGAAGGCCAAAAGTTTCAGACGCTCCAACAGTGTAAGCCGAGAGGGATGTCATCCCTAAATAATTTTTGAACCCCGTTGGTGGCGTAACTCCACCACCATTTTGCTGAATACTGAACTTTGAGGCTTGCGACAAAATTGCATTAAAACGATCAACTGAATAAGTGCCAGTTATTGTCGGAGTAATGCTCGCCCCCGCATTGCGCTGGTCGATCTCCATCGCCCCGTTGATGATCTTATTCCGCATGGCAAAGGGTGTTGCCATCGCCATAGAGCCAGCCATCGTCGCATTGCCGGAGCTATCGAGGACGATGTTTGGAGATGCAGCCGAACCGTGTTGGAGGTTAGTCGCTTTCAACGTGGACATGATTACATCTCACTCGTACATGAGGCCAATTTGACCAGCGTCAAACGTGCTAGTTGTAGCAACAACGGAAACGCTCGTTAGGGTCGCACCCAACGCTAACTGGCCGTTGGAAAACGCCATAAGGTTATCGTTGTTTCTAGCGAAGTTTCCTGTTCCAACCCAGTTGGTTGCGCCACCAAGCTTTGTAAGAATGATAGTGCCAGTAATGGTGGCAGTTCCATCATTGCCATTGAAGGCGACAATGCCATCTGTAAGGGCAGACATAGTAATTGCCGGAGTTGTCGCTATCGACGAGCTTAGTGTTGTATAGCCGGTTGTGACCAAGCCACCAGATGTTCCTAGCCTTACTCGTGCAGCACCAAGAGCCGCGAAGCTAACAACGCGCAAGCTTATGGTAATGCGCGTAACCCAATCTGGGATGCCGGTGAAGTCGATAGATGATCCACTTGCAGTTTGCGCGGTCGCGGATGTCAATGGCTGCGACAACATAGTAGGCGTAACGGTAGCAGAGCTACCCGTCACAACCGCAGTGCCGGTGATTGCCGGGACAGTCAGCGTGTAGGTCGATGCCGTGCTTGGCGTGTCGAGAGTGACAGAACCGCCGCCGGATGAGTTGAGCTTCAAGGGCATTATTCTGATTCCTCTTGAGGAACGTGCGGATCGTAGCCGAACGGAGGATGCGGCAGCGGGTTGTTCCAGACCTTGATGTAGTCACCAAGGCCGTCGCTGTCATTCTGAAGCCTGATGTATGGGCCTTCTAAATCAGCCCACGTTAGCTCTGGATAGAAAGCGAGGATTTGCTCTGGGAGCGACATTACGCGGCCCTCACTAAGCAGCCTGACAGTTGTGGCGCAACGCCAGCGGAGGTATAATCAAAAGACGGACTAGTTCCTGTTACGGAGCCATACAGTTCAACGTAATCTGTTGACCCATTTAAATAAACTAAACTGGGAACAGAAGTAGTTAGCCCTGAAGCACCAGCACTTGTTGTACCAGCCGCCGCGTAAAGCGCCCCGTTTTTATATATCCCAGCGCTCACATTAGTAACGTTATTGCTAGCTGAAACAGCGCGAACGATACCATTGAACTGATAATAGCCAGCCACCGTTGGCGTAAACCGGCTGCTTGCAAAGCAACTATCAGTGTCAAAAACCTCGTTGCCGAGCGTAACTTTTGTCCATGTCGCAGACGTTACGCTTTGATCTACCGAGCTTTCTGCCATAAACGCCGGACCACTACCCGCAACACCAGACGCCAACTTAACTTGCGTGACAGCGCCAGAAGCCAGTTCGTCAGCCGTGATGCTTGCGTCGGGCAAGCCGCCGGCGCTGATACCCGTGACTGTGCCAGAACCATTGATCGTGATTGGCATATCTTACACCACCGTCCAAGTTGAGCCGGAAGGAACCGTCACCGTAACCCCACTATTGATCGTGATCGGTCCTGCTGACATTGCGTTGCTATTTGACGAGATCGTGTAGCTGGCCGTAACCGTCTGACCGTTCTCGTAGAAGATCGCGTTACCGCCAGCGCCAGACGCGCCGCCGAGAGAACCCCACGACGAACCGTTGTAGCCTTCAAAGCGGTTGATCGTCGTGTTGAAGCGGAACATGCCGGCAGACGGAGAGCCGCTCTTCTGAGCGTCCGTTCCAGCCGGAACCTTGATCTGGCCGGTTCCAGACATGGTCAGGTCTACAGACGACGTAAACGTGCCAGTGACAGCTAATGTGCCACCTACTGAAATCGTCTTCGCTGATCCAACATTCAACCCGACCGACGTGCCTGTGCCGTCCGTTTTGAAGACGAGGTCTACTGCGGTCAGATCGGAGTTAAGCTTCGTTCCCCAAGTGTCACGGCTTGCGCCGACCTCGGGGAGCGTCAGGTTAAGATACGGGGTATAACTGTCTGCCATGTTGGCCCCTTAGTTCAATCGCTGCCAGCTGTCGGAACCGGACGGGAGAACCGTCCATGATTTAGCAAGAATATCGCTCGGCGTCCACGTTTGAGATGCGACGGCCTCTTTCTCCCACAAGAACCGCGCCTGAGCGGACATCGAACTCGAAGAAGGACAAGTTGCATACCCGGCAAAAATGCCCTTTGCGCCAGCACTTACGTCAGACACAACGGCACAAGTCAATGAGCAACTATAGACAACAACCGGGTCTGCCTCAACGTGCGATTGCGCGCTGATTGTCTCTAGCGCAATGGCTACCCGAACCCCAGACGCTGTCATGCTCGACGAGACAGAGATCGTTTGTTCAGCGAACACAATCCGCTTTGCTGTTGCCGTCATATTTGACGTTGAAACGATCTCTGCGGCAGCTTCGGCAATACGAACGCCAGAAGCCGACATACCACTTACAACGGGTACAGTTGCCGAGACGCTGTATACTGTTTTTGCGAATGCAGATGCGCTTGATGTTGACGCGCCAGTAGCCGAGGACAGAAAAACCTCAACCGCAGATGCAGTTGCGCCTGACGAACAAGGTACAGTTTCTGTAACTTTGACCAAGCGGACAGGGTCTGCTGACGCGGCGCTTGTTGCCGCGATTGTCGCAGAAGCTTCTACAAAGGCGCTTTTTCCATACGGACCCGCACCGTAGTACGAATACCCGTATTCACCGCTCAAGATCGAATAAACCGTCCCTGTTGAAGTTGATGCGCCAGTGCCAGCAGCCGTGACGATGTTCTTAACTTCATAAGTGACAATAATTACGCCGTTGCCTCCAGAGCCAGCGTTGCCAACCGTTGTAAGGGCTACGCCAGAACCGCCACCGCCACCACCATACAAAGCGCCATTGCCAGCTACGCCACTAGTACCGCCAGCGGTGGTCGTTGCGTTACCACCTGAGCCACCACCGCCGCCGCCTGCGCCTGCCGTGCCACCTGCCGTGATCGTGTAGTTTGTGCCCGCACCGCCATTGCCACCTGCGCCAGAACTGCCAGCGTTATTATTGAACCCTCCGCCGCCACCACCGCCGCCGCCATTCGTCCCTGCGCCAGCATTGCCGCCGACAGATGTCCCGGCAGTGCCACCCGCCGTGTTTGAATAAGTGTTGCCGCCAGCGCCACCTGCGCTTGATAGGGTTGCAGCGCTGTTCCCCCCCGCGCTGCGAACGCCGCCACCGCCACCGCCGCCCGACCCGTTCAATGCTCCGGCGTTGCCGCCAGTAGACCCTACGCCAAGATCAGACCCCGCCGCACCGCCGCCACCGCCGCCGCCGCGTGACGTCGTACCGGCACCAGTGCCGCCAGTGCCGCCCGAGAAGACTGTCGTACCAAAGCCAGAAGCAGACGCGCCACCGGCAGCGTTGCCGCTGTTCGCACCACCTGCGCCGCCCTTAGCCAGAACGCCGGTCGTGTTTGAAGTTGGTGCAGTGTTGGAAGAGGTACGGCTTGACGTGTTCCAGTTCAGCCAAGTATCGCCACCGGCCACGCCGTTTGAGTTGGATGATGTCGACGTGACGCCACCACTGCCGATAGAGATATAAACAGTGGTGTTTGGAAGAAGGTTCAAAGAACTAGAAGAAAAGGCCCCACCGCCACCACCACCGGATCCTCCCGATACGCCGGAGACGCCTTTACGGCCAGAGCCGCCAGCCCCAATGACAACAACCGTTGCGTTAACGGTTTGACTAAGATCGGATGGTGTTGTCCACGTCGTGCCTGACGTAATCAGTACGGTTTTAGTCGGCATCAATATCCCCCACTATAGGAGGAGGGCTTGGGTCGATAAAGTCGTTAATCACAGGATCATACGCCCATCCAATGGCACAGATCGCGTGATCGGCATCAACCAAAAAGCAGCCGTCTGGTGAAATGTCATTGAGGCTTTCAACCACAATGACATTCACCACTATATTTGTCGCAATTTCTACGACGGCTGCTCTCACGTTGTTAGTCCAACGTGATGATGAGCGTTCCGGCGTCAAAACGAAGAACGTCTCCGCTGCCGATCGTCTTTGCTGCTGTCAAATCGGCAAACGCAAGCAAGTTCCCGCTAGTTGAAGCATCAAAAACGCCAGCGGCGACGATCGTCCCCCAAGAACCACTTGCAGTTGGGAACTCAATCGCAGATGTGTTTGCTGCTTGTGTTGGAGCCGTGCCAGATACTGTGAATGAAGCAGACTGACGAGCATACGATCCGCCAGAAACTTCAGTGCCACCGCCAGCTTCGCCCGGTGCAACCGTATAGAGAGCGACGTACCACGAAGTCGGGCGCGTTGCTGAGTTCGCCGTGAAGAGCCAGTCAAGGACAAGGTCTTCAGCATAATTAGTAAATCCAGCCATCAGTAGACCCTCCTAGCTCGGGCGATAAGCGGCGAACCGCTGTGTGTGGACTTCATGCTCTCTTCGTTTAGAGCTTCGATCCGAGAGTTGTAAATAGCAGCGAAGACAGGCATGCGCTGATCGTCCATGAGGAACGGCTGCGCGTGCATCAGAGCGCCGTATAGATAAACGTCAGGCGCTTTCGTCAGAAGCCAGTTCGTCGATACAACTTCCGACAGCGGTGTGATCTTGCCATAGTAGACCATCTCGATGTCGATGTCTGCGCCGGGAGGCGGGATCAGCTCAATAGCGCCGTTCATCAGCGAGTACGCTGCGACGTTCGTGAAGAATTGTTGCTTGTTGATGTAGTCTGCCTCGTCGAGCGTGACGAAGCGAAGCGGCTGCGCACCATCTACGATGTGAAGGTTGATCGCTTCAAGCCAATCAGCCGGCAGCTGCACATATTCGTTGCTGCTCTGCGCTTCGGCACGAACGATCATTTCGCGCGTGCGAAGGCGCGTGTTCATGTCGGCTTCAGCGAACTGAATGAACGTCGGGATTTGAGCCGTAAGGTCGGCACGGTTCAGATAGTCCGCGATCGTCGATTGCAGCGTTGTGTAGTTCGTAATCGTCGCCATCAGCTCGCCATCCAGTGTGTGCGATAGGGCTGCGCTTCGTCAGACTTCAGCCAGCGGCGCATCGCCATCTTGTCGCCAATGATGTTGCGCTGAAGGAGATCGAGATAGACGTGCATCGGCAGACTTGCGACTTTAACCATGTCGCCTGTCTTAGCCGTGCGAGAAACTTCATCACGTTCTGCCTTAGCCTGCTCGACGATCTCATCCACTTGGTAGATGTTCTCGATGTGCATCTTGCCGTCAGGCGTAACGTGCATCTTCGTCATTGAGCCGGTGAACGCATCACCGCCAAGATCAAACGAGCCGGGGGCAAACTCTTCTGCCATTAATCCTCTCCGTGAAAGAAGGGGCGGGTTTCCCCGCCCCTCTATTCATCAAGCCGAAGTCGTGAGGTTGGCGATGATCGCGTGAGCCTTTTCGTTCTTCACGCGGAGGCCGTACTCGACAACGAGTTCCTTCTTCACCGCATCGCCCGTCGGAGCGATGTCGATGACGCGGAACGGACGGAGGTAGGACACCGAAGCATATTCGGGGTCGAGGACGAACGCGAAGTTCTCAGGCTGGAAGCGGTTCGGAACAATCGCGAGCTCTCCGAAATCCCCAAGATATACATCAGCCGTTGCAATGATCTTGAGCGGCTTCACTTGGTTGTAGGTGACGCGCTGTTCAGCAAGACCAGCGAACGCCGAAGCGACGGTCTTGTTGTACGGGCCGACCATGAGGATCGACGGATTGCCGCCTTCCGACCAAGCCTGCTGCTGCGCGGTCTTGAGCATCGCTTCAGTGAACGCAACGTCGGTCGAGGTCGAGAGGCTCGTCCAACCAGCGTTCGGGTAGCCGTTGCCACCAGCGCCAGACATCGTCGGAGCGACGGCGCTGTTCGCCTGAATGTTCGTCTGCAACCAAGCCGGGAGACCGGCAGTGTTGCGGGCGGTCGAGTTGTTGCCTGCGACAGCCGCTTGGTTGCGCAACAGGATAAATTCCATATCCCGTTTTAGCTCTTTCGCTTTTTTGGCCTGTTGGTAGGCCATGACGGTACGCATGCCGGCAGTGTTGACGGCGTCAGAGGTGTTCGACACCGAGACGACCTTCGTGCTGATCTGGCAGTAGTTGGCAACGCGCAAAGTTGCGTCAAAGTCGGCATCGCCGGCATTTGCGCCTTCGATCGCAGCATTTACGCCGGCTGCGGCTAATTCGTCTGTCTGCCACTCAAAATAAGTGTTCGAGGCAGTGTCACGACCGACGTTCGACATGAACGGCGTATCGACGGGCGAGATGTCGTAGATGATGTTCGCAAGGTCTTCGCGGATCGCGTTGCTTGCATCGTAGGTGGTTACTTTAGAAACGGAAGCCATCGGCTTACCTCCTGTCTAGAAGTCCGAAAAAGGCAGCTGCGTCGTCGACGCTGCCGGTTTTAGCGAGACGTTGTTTCATCCGCGTGATCTCGGTCGTCTTGCGCGGCGATGATGCCGCTGTTCCCGCTTTCATCGGCTTAGGCCCTTCCTGCTTTTGAGGTTTGGGGCGGTTAGCCATCAGCTCGTCATATTTACGAGCCTTGTCGAGAACTAACAGGGCGCGTGGGTCGTATGCTTGCGCGAGTTCTTCGTCCGTATAGCCGACCTTGCGGCCATAGTCCTTTAGCTTGCTACGCGCGTCGTCCCACTTCTTCGCATCACGCCACTCTGGATTTTTCTCGACGAGCCACTTCTGACCCTCTTCGACAATCTTCCGAAGTTGCGCTTGCTCTTCCTGCTGACGTTGGTAGCTGAGACGTTCCTGTTCGGCTCTCGTCGCAACAAGGCGCTCCTGATAGTCGCGCCATTGGTCCCTAATCAGCGGATAATTCAAAGGGTCTTCACGATGCAGTTTTTCCCAGTCTGGCTCTTGCGGCATCATGCTTTCAAGCTGCTGCCGTAGTGCCGGGATTAACTGCGCGTAAGTCTCCTCTAGAGCTTTCGCCTGTTGACGTACCGCTTCAACTTCCTGCTTCTCCTCGCGGATCGCATTCATGTTGCGCGAATAATCGGACTGCCGTTGATAACCTTCACGCGCTTCTTTCAGAGTGACTTGCTGCATCTTGCCGTCAATCTTGACGGTTATGAGCGTGTCATCCGAAGGCTCGCCCTCCGAACTATCTTCGTCGTCCTCTGCGGTTTCCGTCGCATCTTCTTCTGACGACGCATCGACCTCGTCGGTCTCTGCGGCCTCTCCGTCATAAGAAGGCGTCTCTTCGACATCTTCCGCAGACGCCTCGACCTCTTCGGTCTCGGCAGGGGCAGGCTGACTTTTGGCGGGTTTGGGTTCGGCTTCGCCTCCCAATAATGCCGCCATCCGATCTGCTGCTTCTGCAATGCCGATTTCGCTAGGCTGCGACTGCTCGGCTGTGTTCATGTATTTACTCCCTTATCGGTCGCCCTTCAAGCGACGGTTGAATGCGGTCACGTCTGGCTCACTCGCCAACGCCGCAAGCTCGTCCCGAAAAGCGCGAATGGCGCGGACAAGTTGGAAACTTGCTTCCCGTGCTTCAAATCCATTCTCGGGGTCAGAGTTCGACCATTCGTTAATCTGCCGTTGCTCGATCCGTCTGATGATCTCAGCAACAGCGCCGCTCTGCGCGAGGTATTTCGCCTCGCGCCAGAGGTCTTCTTTTTCAAACGTACTCATCACATCCCCATCGGCATGCCCATCGGCATCTGCATCGGTTCAGCCGGTTGCGGCGCAACTGCTTGCGCCTGTGCCGCACTGAACATGGCACGGATTTCCTCGCGCTGGCGGTCAATCTCGCCCTTAATCATCGCCATATCGACTTGAGCGCCATATTTCGCCTGTATCTCGATCGCCTTTAGCATGGCATCAACGACGAGCTTGTCGCGCTCAAGATCGGCCTGCGCCATCGCCTTTTGCCGATCGAGTTCCTGCTTTGCGGCTTGGATGATGATGTCAGCCTTGATTTTCTCGGCCTCGACCTCTGCCAGCATCGCAGCCGGGTCTTGCGGCTTGTTCTGGCTCATCTGCTCCATGAACGCGGCGACCTCTTCTGGATTGATCTCTTTCCAGAACTGCGCCGGGTCTTGGAAGCCGGCAAGCTGCGTCACTTCGGCCAGCGCATCGCGGAGCTGGACGAGGTCGACGAGCGGGTTATACGGGCCATAGAGCTGAATGACCTCTTTCTGCTGCGCGATGATCTGCATCAGGAAGGCCATGCGCTGCTCGTCAGAACCACGGCCAAGCGCGATGTTGACCGTCATGTCCATCGTCGCATCCCACGAACGCGGGTCGATCGGCACGAACTGGTTGCGCAGGCGGATGATCTTTGGCTTGTCCTGATGCTGCACGACGAGCTTTAGAAGCCCTTGGAAGCACCGCTTCAGGCCGTCAGCGAATATGCGCGCGATCATCTCGACGCGCTCCTGCGACGATGTCAGCTGCGCCTGAACGGCAGCGTTCGTCGTCGATTGCAGCACGTCGGCATCGAGGCCCTGCGAAGCGCGCGAGATGCCCGTGCGCTGCGTCTTGATCTCGTCGAGGTAGGCCATCACGCCGAGAGCCTGCTGGCCCACGAAAGGCTCAGAAAGCGGCGCAACCATACCCGGCGCGCGAGCGCGGATAATTGCGCCCGTTTCGACGTTCATCACGTCGTCCAGATTGACCTGACCTTCGACGACGACTGTGCGGGGATGGATCGACTGCGCGAGGCTGTCGAGCGTGTTCCGCATGATCGACGACTTAATTAGCTGCAAGTCCATCGTCTGATCTGCGATCGACTGACCGAAGATCGTGTGCGGCGTCGGATCAGGCGAGAGGATCGAGAACGGCGCATGCTGGACGACTTCGTCGTGCAGGATGTAGGCACCATTACCGACGGAGCAGACCTTGTGCAGCTCCGCGATGCCGTCGCCATCCTTGTCCACGCGGACATAGCTTTCGACATAGAACACGCGATCGGTGGTCTCGTCCGTCGCGTTCGTGATGCCGAAGAACGACTGATCTGCCGGGTTGCGGACTAGAACTTCAAGGTTCTCTTCAAATCCGCCCGTGCCGGCATTCTGTTCAATGATGTCACGGTCATAGCCCATCGCCACCAGCTCGGAGACAGTTGCAAGCTTGCGGCGACCGACATAGATCGCGTCGTCGATGTTCGTCGCTTCGCTGTCGATCAGAAACTGCTCGGGCGGGATGCACTCGACGACATAGCGAGGCGATCGCTTCACGCGCCTAACCTTGATGCTATAGAATGGCATCCCGATCGCGCTGTCGAACTCTTCGATCATTTCGTCGATCGTCACGCCCGGCTCGGCCTGAATGAGCATCATCTCTTCGGCCATCAAGCCCGAATAGCTGTAATACTCGACGCTCTCGTCATCGACCTTGTACCAAGTCAGAACGCCGGTCTTCAGGATCAGCGCGTCCTTCATGGCATCGTGCAAGATGCGGAAGCCGGGGTTCTCCTGCATGAAGATATAATTGATGAGGTCTGTCGCCTGTTCCGCCGCAGGCACATCTTCCTTCTGCTTCGGAATGAACTCGACGACCTTCTCAGGCCCCGTGAAGATGCGGAGCAGCGACGGCAGCATCGCAAGGATCGTGTCGCGCACTTCGGTCAGGACGACCTGCGAGACGCCATCTTCCTCGTTGCCGAACTTGTCGCCAAGGTAGTACGCCATCGCCGCTTCGCGCTCGGGCGCGAGGTAGCTGTCGATGTAGCTCTGCGCGTTCTCGATCGCTTGACGCAATACGAAGGCGAACTCGTCGTCATCCATCGGGCCAGCGTCAGGGACAAGCAGCCCCGTGTCGCCGTTTAAGACTTTCGGCTTCGGGATCGGCGTATAGCTAGGGTCGTACTTACCGGGGAGCATTGCCATCGTCCTTATCCCTTCTTCCGAACGCGCCACCACTGCCAGCCATTCTCAGAGCCGACCTCGCGTCCGGTGAAAACTGTATCCACAGCTTTCTTTACACCATCCATCGGGTAGTCGTCACCGCCCATGACGCCGCCGGCCTTTACCTTCGGCCACCACGCTTCGATGTCAGCCATGACTTCTTCGTATTCGTGTCCCGCGTCAATCCAGACGAAGTCGATCGTCCCATCTTCAAACAAATGCGCCGCAGGAGCCGAAGCCATGCGATGCACATGCAGATCGAGACCGTCGATGCGGTCCATATTTTTGTTGAAGATGTCAAAAACGCGCTCGAGATCAGGATCAGCCTTGTGCGCCGGCTCGTTTGAGCCGCCCCAATGGTCGACGCAGTGAAATGCGATCGACTTTCCGCTGTTTACGATCTCGACGCCAAGAAAAGACGCAGATTTGCCTTTCCAGCACCCTAATTCGACGAAGATCGCGCCATCTTTCGCCGCCTTTACCGCTGCACGGTAGGGCTTGCTGAAATTGAACCAACCGTCGACCTCATCGAAGAAGTGTTTCACTTCTTTTTACTCTTGCCGGCTTCGCTCAAAGCGATCGCAATCGCCTGCTTCTTCGATTTCACGACCGGACCCTTCTTCGAGCCGCTGTGCAACTTGCCTGCTGCGTACTCGTCCATCACTTTGCCGATCTTCTTGTCTGATTTCGACTTCTTCATTCCGACGCCTCCATCGCTGAAATCTTTTCTGCCGCATCCGCAACATCGAACGGTATATCTGGCCTGCACTCAACCGCATGATCGTGCGTGAACTCCATCGTGCCGATATGTTTCACGTCTTTTGACAGGTCGTGGTCGATGTAAACCTTGAACCCGTTCGCCTGTGCGAGCTTACAAAAGTAAATATCTTCTCCGACCCACACATTGCCAGACGGAAGCCACGCCAGATTGAACCAAGGCAGCGGGCATTTCCGAAAAACGTCCATCTTGATGAGCATGCAGCCCATGCCGACGGCATCAACCTCTTCCAGACCCGTGCTTTCGTTATCCGTATAAATGCACTCAAGGTTCGCGAAGTCACGGAAGGCGACCGTCTTCACGGGAATGCGCCGCGTCGGGTAGTTCGCGGCGACGATGTCCTTGTCGTGCTTTTGCAGCTGCCAGAATGTGTTCGCCGGGAACCGCATGTCGGCATCGAGGAACAGGACGTAGTCGTAATCAGCCGCAAACGCCTTGCGGACAAGGTTCTGTCGCTGGTCCGCAATGAGCGTGCCGCTGAGAATGTTAATGTTGAACGTCCCACCTTGCGGCAGACCGGCGTAAATGTTGGCAGTCAACATCGCCAAGTCTTTTGCAAAGCCAGAACACACCGTCTCCCGCGCCGGTATGCAGATCGCTACCTTCAAGACTTAATCCTCTTCGTTGTAGCTTTCGTCTTCGGCGGAGCCTTCTTCGTCTTCGCCGTACTCGTCGCCTTCTTCTTCGTCCGTGATCGGTCCGCCGACGATCCATGCGTCACAGGTTCGCTCTGCGGCGCACTTGAAGTCGAAGATTTCACAAAATCCAAGATCGCCTGCTTCAATCGTTTCCATAGGGTCATCTGCCATTCCCTCTCCACCAAGGCCCTGCGCGATGCAGTCCATCATTCTCTCTGTCTGGTTAAACGCAGCGCAGTTGCCGCAGCGCATCGTCTTCGCTTCTTCGACCGGAACGTCCCACTTCGCAGCCAGCTGCTGCCAGTAGCGATCGTTCGGCTCGCGCGGGTTCATAGGCCCATAGTTAGCCTTGTCGATCGCCTTGCCACGGTTCTGCAAGTTGATCGTGATGTCGCGCGTAGCAACCGGACAAGCGCCGCCTTCCATCTCTTCTTCCATGTCACTTGCCCTTCTTTTTCGAGGCGCGCATGTTGTCGACAAGGTTCGGGTACGGACGGCCAGCCTTCGCTGCCGCAGCCTTCGCAGACGCCTTCTGCTTCGGCGTTAGCTTCTTGTCAGACTTCGTCGGGTCTTTCGTGTCCCAAACCTTTTTCATTTCTTCTTCCCTTCGTTCCGCTTGCTGATCGCTGCCGCCTTCTTCTTCGCGTCAGCCTTGCTCGATGCTCCCCATGCTTGCAACGATTTCAGCAAGCGCGTCGGTTCGCCGTCCTTATATTCAGGCCCCGGCATGTTACCCATGCGCGCGAGAAACGACGCACGACGCGGGTTGTCGCCAGCCTTCACGGGCGGCTTCAAATCAGAACCGGGATTTGCCGCCTCATACGATTTGCGGCCCGTCTCATTCAAGCCACCCTTCGCGTTCTTGCCGGCCTTGCGTGTCCATGCAGGCGTCTTAGCCATGAGCGGCCTCCTGTTCGCGCCGAAAATACGTTGATTGCGTCCTCAACGCAAACACTAGACAACGCCCTTGATGTGACGCTTCAAAGCTTTTCCCGGCAACCACTTGAACGCGCGACCGCCAACCATTGCAGCCTGAGACGCAAACGTCAGGCACAACGCATCGGCCAAGTCAGGCGAACGCATGCGCCGCTTCCGCATGCTGTCCTTGCTCTCAACCTGTACCTTGCCGCTCGATGTGAACGAATAACGCGGCGCGACCAGCTCATGCCGCAGCTGATCGTCAGCCGGCAGCTTCACTGCCCTCGTCGTCAGCCAATCTTTCACGCTCAACCATAACTCGTCGCGCAGCTTGTTCGCGTTCGGGTTCATGGCAGACGCCTCGGCCACGTTCACGTCTCGCACGTTGTAGCCCATCTCGCGCAGACGATCGGCCACACCAGACCCGAGACCGATCGTATCGACGCAAATCTCGTCAGGGTTGTCGATCTTCATTTCATTCACGATTGCGCCGACAACTTGCATCGTATCGAGACCGCCCCACGACTTCACGTCAAGAACAACATTCCCTTTCCGCTTTACCAAAGCAGTCCGGTCAGTTCCAAAACGCGCCACGTCGAGACCATAAACAAGAGGATCATTGGCACCAGCCACCACGTCACGCCCGATTGCTCCATCAACCAACTCCGCCGGTATGAGTGTGTCGTCGTCAGCAAGCGCGAACTCACCAAGAACACGGATGCGGAACGCATTGCTCTCGTCGCCATAGGTCGCCTTGATTTGCGCGACGAAGTCAGACGAAACGAGCGGAATATTCAAGCATGAGACGTGCATCCGAAACCAATCGGACGCAAGGTCGTGATGCGTCTTGTAGAATAAGCCAGAGTTGCGCGTCGGGTTCGAGATCAGGATCGTCGAAGCCGAGTGACCAGACATCGAGCCCGCCGCTGCCTCGAACACCTGTTCAGGCACAGCAGACGCCTCGTCGACCACCAAAAGCACATGCTCAGAGTGAACGCCGGCCAAGGCTTCCGGCCTCTCCGTCGAGCTGGTACGCGCCGAGATAAACGAACTTTCAGGCGCCCCCTTCAGCACAACGCGATCGGAGAAAACCTCAAAGCTCTCACGCAAAACAGGTGGCAGCTTATTGATCCACGTCTTCAATTCCGAATAGAGAGCATCGAACAGCTGCGCGGATGTCGGCGCAGTCACAACCGCCTTCTGCGGATAACGCGTCGTCATGTGCCAGATCAAAGCCCACGAACACGCCGTCGACTTCCCAACGCCGTGACCAGCACGCACCGAGATGCGACGCTCGCCACGCGCCAGAGCGTTCAAAAATTCTTTCTGCCAAGGAAGAGGCTTTGCTTCGAGAACATTCTCGACGAAGCCGACAGGGTCGCGCTCGTACCGTTCAATGAACGTAACGAAGTCGTTACCGCTTTCCTTTGCTTCCTTCGATGACATGAACTTCCCCCTTCGGCGGATTGAACGCCATATGCACAATGCCGTCCATTGCCCGCAGCAAGTAGACACGCGCGTCGTCGTCGCGTGTCAAATCAACCTGCTCGGCCAACTCTCCAAGCGCGCGCGCCAGCTGCGCCAGCTCGCTATCCTGCCCAACTACGACCACTTCATCTTCCTCGTCCATCGTCAGTCTCCATACATCGACCGCAGACTATCCATGCTTATGAAGTTATGCCCAACAATGTGACCGCCACGCAGCTCTAGGTCGAAGATGCCATACGACCAGCCCGTCGTCGCCGTGCCAGCATACGGAGCCACATAACCCGTCGGCATCGCGCTCCCCAAGTTCAGCACCTCAATGTGCTGCGACGGCCCGATCTTCGGAACTTGCTTGAACACAGCGCGATGCGTATGCCCCCACACGATCGAGAACAGCGCATCATTCCCGATCTGCTGCTCGGAGTTCTTGCCCCCATACGCACGACCCATGATCGTCTTCGGCGCATGCACGAACCCGACGCCGGCAATAAACAGGAACTCACCATACGGCTTCGCGCGCCAATCGTAGCGAGCGAACACATCCTGCAACGCGCCCACGAACATACCGTCAGCCTCGGGATGCAAGTCTTGGAACCGATAGACCCGGTCCTCATGGTTCCCCTCGACGACGTGCAGCTGGATGCCGGAGCCTGAAATTTCCTTGTGGATAAGTCCTAGAGCCTCTTCCAAACTATCAAGATCGCGCCTGTAGGACGGCTTCAAGGCCGCGCTGAGAGACCCGATCGGCTCATGCTGCGAGCAGCTGTGGAAGTCTCCGAAGTCACCGATCTGCACAACCTTGTCGGGCCGCGTCTTCGCAATATGCCGCCCGAACCACTTGAACCGCGTCTTGTTTTGCGTCGGGCTGTCATGCACGTCACCGATCGCGCAGACCCGAACCGTCTCCCCTTCAGGGTTGCTCCCCGCCCGCACAGATACACGCAACCGCTGTGCGGGCGGGAACTCGACTAGACGCGCCTCTGGAGGCTTATCAGCGTCTAAAAACAGCTCATATAGGTCAGGATAGGTTCGGGCGATCGGGCCGTCCGAACGCAGCCGGGTGTAGATCGTCGCGCTGTTGATCCCCAACTTGCGCGCCAGCATCATGATCGCCTGAGACTTCGGATGCCCCGCCTTCAACGCCTGCAAGAGACCGTTGATTGTCTCTTCGGCCTTGGCTCTCGATAAAGGCGGCTGCGGCATCAGGTTCGTCCGTCTCACATCCCGGCGGGCTTCCCGAGCGGCACCATTGCATCAGCACACTCCAAAGTCCATGCGTCGGGCCGAGGTCAGCGGCGAACCGCCAGCCGGCCTCCTCAAACGCAGGAACGTCAGCGTGTCTGACGTATCGAAACCAGCTGATCG